GAATACAAAGCGAACCGAACCAGTGCCGACATCGCTCACTATGCTGACCAAAGTTTGCTGCTAGACGAAGTTCTTCCGGTGCTCGGAATGAGTGTGGTTCGCGCACCTGGTTACGAAGCCGATGATGTGATTGCACATATCTCTCGGCATTCTCCTGCCTACGAAGAGATTCACATCTTGACGTGCGATAAAGATTTGTTGCAACTTGTAACCAATCGCGTCAAAGTGCTTCTGTTTAACTCCTCTAAGAAAATGGAGTTGGTTGACATTGACGGAGTGATTAAACAGTTCGGTGTTTTTCCTGCCGAGGTAAAATACTTCAAAGCACTTGCTGGCGACAGCAGTGATAACGTTGCGGGTATTCCGAAAGTGGGTCCCAAAACTGCCGTTCAAATTATCGAGTCCTGCCGACCGATCGTTGATGACTCCGGCGAAAAACCTTTCTTCAGCACCGCAGACCGCATTGTCAGCCACCCTAAAGTCCGAGAGCAAGCCGGCACCTTCCTTGCAAATCTACGCCTAGTCACACTTGAAAATGATCTACCTGACCTTAGGTGGTTTGCCTCCTCGTCCCCCGTTTCGGCGCACGTTGAAGCGTTGTTCGAGAGCTTGGAGTTTCGCCAATTACTCAAGCGTAAAACCAAAATTATGGAAACCCTCGGGTGTCAAAAAGATGTCTCAGGGTCTAGCTGCTGATTCACGTGGCAGTAATCAGTTGCCCCGAAAAATTCGGGCTTGCATTTTACTCCAAAACATTGGCCTGATGACGGGCCAGTGTCTGTTGTTATTTGTTTCTCGTGAAGTCGGTCTGATTGTGCTCACTCTGAGCGGTTTGCTCGGCATTCCGCTTAACCTTCGCCTAAAACTGTGGGACTCGCTATTTATTACGGCTTTCTTTTTTGTGATTAATTTGTTGGGTTTATTCATCAAATGAAACGTTCAATCGGAGCAACTTATCTCAAACTCTCGGCAAAACTCGGAGAGCCGAGCGAGTTGTCGCTGCGCAAACAGTTTTGTTTGCAGTATTTAAAGTGGGGGGTTTCGACGCGACGAGAAGATAAAGAAAAGTTTGTGGACCTGGCTAAACTCTGGCGTAAAGAAAAAGGTAGGGTGGGCAGTTACCGAACTCTGCTTGAGCGGAAGGCGAGGAAACTTTTTCAGCAGGTTCGGAAACATAAACGATTAGCGCCATCTCGAGAAGGTGCCCGAGAGCACGGATTGATGCAGAAAGAGCAGGGCATCGGGATTCACGACCCCGCCTTGATTGAAAAACGAAAGGAAAGCAGTCGCAGAGCGTTAAAAGCCAGATTTGAACAAAATGCCCATCCGAGCATGATGGATTGGATTGTTCACAATGTTGCAACTGGAGAGAGTTTCAAGATTACCAACTTACGTAAGTTTTGTCGTGAAAATAACTTGGATATGCGAAATATGTGGAGGGCGGTGAGCAAACCAGGCAGAACTTGTAAAGGCTGGAGGGTCGAAAGGTATTCGGACGAATGGGATAACCTGTAGGGCGGTTTCCCCTACCTATGAGGGCGGTTCGCCCCCTTTCGCTTGAGGCGAAAACGCGCTATACTTAGTTCATAAGTCGCTCATCAAGCCTGAATGCCTGTCACCTTCACAGCCAACTACCGTGAGATTTTCTCTGCGGAAACTCTTGAAAAAATCGATGGTTTCGTTGAGAGCCAATATGACCTCGGTCGCATGTTGGAGTTTATCGACGAACATTTCGAAGAGGATTTTGTTAAGTATTACGATGAGTATGTTGAACTCGGCGAGGAAAACGGTTACGAAGCTGTCGATGCTTTTATCAAACTGAATGATTTGTATGATTTGGCGTATTTTGCTGATGCGTATATCGGCGAATACGACAGTCCCTATCGTATGGCTCAGGATTACTTCGACGGAGAAACCGACCGCCTTGATTATCGCATCTCCATTGATTGGGAAGAGACGGCAGCGTATTTGATTCAGCATGACGTTGATCGCGTTGGGGACCACTATTTTCGTTGCTCTTATTGATTAACACAATGAAACTATCCGATTTAAACGTTCATCCGCACTCTCGCGGATTTCGCCACGAGGCTTTATTTGACAATGGTTTCGGGGTCAGTGTAATACCTGAGGCCGACGAGGTGCATTACGAGGTAGCTGTGATGAAACATGAGAAAGGTAAAAGAGCCCGGCTCACATTCGACACCGCAATCACCAACGACGTGCTGCGTTACTGCACGGTAGACATGGTGGACATTCTGATTGAAAACATTCAGAGTTTGCCTCCGAAATGAGCGGGAAGCGGCGAAGCCGCGACCGTTTGGCGTTAGCCAAACAGAAGACGCCGCTCGCTTTACGGGGGCGGCTTTTTGCTATACTAAAAATGGGTATAACTTGCACAACGACAACTAAAACCATGGTGCGCATCATCAAGCTTGAGAAACTTCACGAAATATCGGATAAAGAGTTCTTGGGAATCTATCCGACAGAGAGAGATTTTGACGAAGTTATAGACGAGGACTGCGATGTTTACCTGCCAGACGGCACTCTGGGGCTAACTTTTCGCAAGCAGGCTCTGAAAACTCTTCGCGATGTTGAGTCGAGCAGTCCCACTTTTAAGTACTGGCGCTGGGCAAGTCGTTCTTTGCTGAGCGATCAAAGAGGGGCCGCCGCCGGTCGTGAGCTGGTTACTAATGTTGAGATTCGCCTTACCGAGGGTCAGAAAAAATTTTTCGCCGCAGCAGTCAAACGAGAACTTACTCTGAGTGAGGCACAAGAGCTAACAACTGATAAAACTCCTTCTCGTGAAACTTTCTATGTGCACAAAACGGAAAGTGATGGTTTAGTTGACCTCGACGAAATTGAGAAATGGGATAGCCTGGTTCGTAAAAAGAGCACGTCTTCACCTCTTCGTGAAGAGGCCATTAGCAAACGGAATGCTGCGAAACTTGCGTGGTTTGACAAATGGCTGATGACTACTTGGGTCAAATCGGCAAATCGAAAACAAGCTGCTAAAGATGCTAAGAAGCGGTATGTGACTACGCAACCGCGCGGAAATAAAGCTTACAGCGTAGTACTTGGCACCATTGACAGAAGTGGTCGCACACCATTTGGCCGCCTTACTAAACCTACAATGGACCGCTACGAAGATTTCTGTGAGCAATTGCCTCTGTTCCGGGAAATTGATGGTTTGCTTAAAGAGACCATGCCAAACACTTGGAAAGTGCTCTCAAAAAGGTTCAAGGAAGTGAAAGATGAGTCATACAACCTGTTTGGTACTTGTTTTACCAGTATCACCACCAACTGGAACTTTCAGGTGGCGTACCATTACGACGGCAATAACGCAAAAAATGCTGCTGCTGCACTAACTGTCTTAGAGAAAGGAACCTACGAGGGTAGCGAGTTTGTGTTCCCCCAGTTGCGTTTAGCTTTTAATCTTCGGCACGGTGACTTCTTGGGCGGTGATAATCAAGGGCTCATGCACGGTATGATGCCCTTTAAAAACACCTCTTCAGACTTCGAGAGTGTCTGGCTTGTGTTTTACCAACGAGATAACATCATCAAGTTAGACTCCTTGAGATGCGAGATTTGTCGTCGGGAGTTCTTGGACTACGCAGTCATCAACCATCCGGAGCTGGGCACCGGAGAGAAAAAGTGGGCAGGAAGCTTCCCGGGAATGTGGGGTTCCACTTATTGGGAAAACTACAAACGTTTACGAACCGAGGAGGGGGGGTACAACTACGAAAAAGAATGCACTAACAGCAACTTGAAGGGTGATCCGGATCAGATACCCGTCGAAGTGCGTAGCCCGCACCTGAAACACTCTTAATCCTTTACGGCTCAGCTTTTTCTTTACGACGCAAACATCAACCACTCTGACTTTACTCGCATGATTACCACCGTACACACCGACTGGCGGTTGCCAGAAAATAGAATTGAGGCGTTCGCTCGCGTTACACATGTGCGAATGGTAGAAGGCGATTGTGATCACCATCACGTGGCTAGAGTGATTGCGGACATGATGGAGCTTTCCGATGAGGACAAAGCTCTTTATTGTGTACTTTTTGGGCAGAGTTACCGTAACCACTGGGCCATGATTGCCCTTCAGTTGGACTTGTACAATATGCCTCACGATCAACTGGTTGACTGGCACAATGCAAACTGGTGGAGGATGAAATATGGTAACGATACTAAATGGGGAGTTCGACGTTTCCCTGATTTTGTTCAGTCTCTAAAAGAGCTTGTTGGACCATCAAGCATTTATGATTATTTTTATGCTGCTGCGCATGTTGGGTCTACAAAAGAAAACTACTACTCACTAAACCAAGCTCTTCGAAAAATACGAGGTATCGGGCGTATGACCGCGTGGCTCGCTCAACAAACTTTCTACGAGCTTTTTAACTGGGATATTGACTATTGGGATCAACAACTATACGACGAAGGTACTTGGTCGCAATACGATTCTATTTGTTATTTATTTGATCGTTTGGACATTGCTCGCAAACAAAAACAACCGGACGGGAAAGTTTTAAAATACGAGCCGACCAAAACAAATATTGAGCTGATGCAGGAGAAGACATTTGTTTTAATGGAAGAAGTTAATAAACGAGTGCCGTTTCACGTTGACATTTACAACGTTGAGTCGGTCGAATGTGAGTACCGTAAAACCGCCTATGGCCCACGAATTAAAGAGTTCACTTTTTGGACCAGCAATGAGTTGGTAGAGCAGTTTACGGCTTTGAAAACAGTTTGGGAAAATTATGAAGGACCTGGCATTGTCGATTGGGTGCCATACGTTTCCGGGTTTATGACGAAAGGGCAAAACGTTCGCAACTATGGTTACGACCCCTCTTACTTCACTATTCTTGTGGAACACGGGTTTAACCTAAACACTCATTATTTGTACACTGACGAGCCCGATGCTTATAAAGTCTTGAACCTTAAAAAAGTTGCTCCTCAGGGTCATCGAGACATGCTAGATATCTGGGAGGATGCTTTTACTGCGAGGAAGAGAAACTCTCTTGTTAAGAAGTACAATCCCGTTAATTTTCTGCGATTCAAAGACAAAAAACATGAGGCTTGGGAAAAGCCTTATGTAGATTTCTCCTACATCAACACGTAGTTTACAAACTCAACTATTGGGTATAATAGTACCAGGGTCCTACGTTCCTCGACCAATGACCCTTATCTAAACTGAAATATTGAGGTTCCATGTCTAAGAAAATTAAAGTTGCAGTTGCTGGTGTTGGTAATTGCTTTTCGGCCCTCTATCAGGGTGTAAACTTCTACAAAGATCACGAAGAAGAAAACATCCCTGGCGTAATGTTTAGTCGAATTGGCGGTTACCATCCTGCGGATATTGAGTTTGTCGCGGCTTTTGATGTGGATCGTCGTAAAGTTGGTCGTCCGATTGGCGAAGCAATTTTTGCTGCTCCGAACTGTGCAAGGGTGTTTTGCCCGAATGTTCCTCCTGGTGTAACTGTCCAGATGGCACCCGTTTTTGATGGTGTTTCACAGCACATGTTGGAGCAACCGGAACGGTTTGGCTTTCGTATTTCCAACGAAGAGCCTTGCGATGTTGCTCAAGTATTGCGAGATACTAAAGCTGACATCCTGCTTAACTACATGCCGGTAGGTTCTCAGATTGCCACAGAGTTCTACGCAAACGCCTGCCTCAGCGCGAATGTAGCTTTCTTGAACTGCATCCCGGTGTTTATTGCGAGTGATCCGGTTTGGGAGCAAAAGTTTATTGATGCGGGATTGCCCCTCATTGGTGACGATATGCGTAGCCAAGTTGGAGCGTCGGTCATGAGCCAAGTTTTGCAAGAGTTGGCTTTTGATCGTGGTGCGGTTGTTAAATACCACCAGCAACTGAATGTTGGTGGAAACAGCGATTTCAACAACATGATGACGCAAGAGCGTCTAGCAAGCAAGAAGATCTCGAAAGAAAATGTTATTCGTGCTCAAAATGACATCCGAGGGATTCCCGTGGACGACGATGCTTTGTTCGCCGGGCCCTCTACTTTCATCCCTTATCTGAAGGACAATAAAGTTGCCTATTTCAAGATCGAGTTGGAGGGTTTTGGCGGAGCACCCATTGAGATCGATGCCAAACTCTCTGTGCAGGACAGTGAGAACTCTGCGGGTGTCGTTATCGACGCCATTCGTTACTTGAAAGTTGCTCGGGAGGAGGGGATTGTTGGTGCTCTGCGTGGTCCAAGTGCGTGGACTCAGAAAACTCCTCCGCAGCAACTTATGTACGCCGATGCAAAAGCTGAGTGTGAGGCATTTGCCAATCGCAATTTAACTAAACTCAAAGTTACAAACAGCTTTGCTTCCGACCGTTCCCAAGTGGAGAAGTGAGGGCAATGTATTTACCTCCTTGGTCATTTCCTACGACCATCAATTCTTTCGACTTTGACGGGGTGATTTACTTTGGGGATGAGAATCCCGGGGTTCGTCCCTCCCCGGAGGACATTATCATCACCGGCAGAAGTTACGAGGAGCGGGATAAAACATTAGCCTGGTGCAAAAAGTTTGGCATTACCAACCGGGTCATCTTTAGTAAGGTGCCCGAGCACCTTAAGACACGGGAGATATCCGGTTACCACAAAGCTCTTACTTTGAGAGAATTGCAAAAGACTATGAGAATCGCTCTGCATTTCGAAGACGATCCCGTTCAAAAAGGTATTATCGAAACTATGGTCCCCGAGGTCAAAGTTGTCCACCTACTTCACGAACTTACGAAAAAATGAAAAAACTCGCATTCTCGGTTTGGCCGGAACTACCGAATGACCGACCTTGTCCAACCGCTCTTTTGCAAAGAGCAAAAAAACGAGAAAGTGTTCTTTCGATTTCGGGATTTGAGTTTAAAGGGGTAACTCGATGCGATCAAGATGAGGTGGCGATTGAACTAGCAGCTCGTTACACAAAACGAAATGTTAGAAAAGCCACTAGTATCAGCGACTACACACGAGTTGCTGAAATGATAAAAAGTTTGGAGTCGGGTTACGACGAGGTGATGTATTTAGACTATGATTTTCATATATGGGCCCCGCCATCTAATTACGGTGTTGCTCTACAGTGCAATCTTCAAGCCGATGAAAATGGTAATCCAGCAAAGTTATGGTATCGGGGCGTCAATGCTGTGTATTATTTTAGTCAAGAGCATTTACCTTTGTTGAAGCGTCACCTGGAAGCACTGCAAACTTATATTATTAAAACAGATTTTAATCCAACCTATTGCTATCCCATGAACTATATGGCGGAGCTGGAGGAAACCGTGGGGTATATTCCGGGGTACTGGATATTGGGATCGGTTTTTCGTTCGGGCGCTTTCTGTCCAGAATATACAGAAAAACTTATTCACCTTGCTGTTTACGCTAAAGATGTACCTGTTGGCAAATTTATAGAGGGGATTAACTTAATGGGGTCTGACTATAGCGAGGAATCTGGTTTCTCCTTGGAGCAAAAACGAGCCGAGGAGATTAAACTAAAACTGGAGGAAGAGTATCCTTATTTCACATTGGAGGATATTCAAAAAGATTTAAGTGAGGTTAGGTTGAGGCCTAACTACAACTCCCTTCAAAAGAGGGCGCAATTAAAACAAATCCTGGGGAGAAACAAATGAAAATCGTCGGTCTTATTGGTGAACCTGCTGCTGGTAAAAGCACGGTCATGAAAAAATTTATCGCGACTCTTGGTGGTTGCTCTATACAAAAACAGGGACTAGTTGTTTATACTCTGTTTCACGACGATAACGTTATTGTTGCAGGTATTTACGATAAACAGGTGTTTTCGGGGACCGACCGTTTAAGTAAAGGTTGCGGGCCTAAGTATCGAGAGTGGATTGCACGACATAATGCAAATCCAGAGTGGGACGATTGGACGTTTTATTTTGAAGGCGAGCGTATGTCCAACTCCAAATTCTTTGACTTTTTCCGAGACGAATGTTCGGATGTAACTATTTATTATCTGGATGCGGACGAGGAAACTCTGAATGAGCGAAATGCGAATCGTAGTAACCAGAACCCAAGTTGGCGGAAAGGAATGGCAACTCGGATGCGTAACCTGCGGGAGGGTTATGCGGTGGAAGTTGTGGAGCAAGGTTTTACCTTGAAGTGAAAATGACCTGGGGCGGTTAACCCTACTCGAAGGGGGCGGTTTGCCCCCTTTTCTTTTGGGAGAAATTGAGCTATATTTAGTTCATGGACACAAAAACACCTTCAATGAACACCCCTGAACAGTTCTCTCTCGCTACAACCTCCTCGGCTATTGAAGCTGCCTGTGTCCTTACTTTAGACCTGAAAAGTAATGGCTACGGTGCTGACACCCTGGAATCTTTTGACACTCTTTTGCTTGATTTCTGTCGGATTTTTCATCAGTGCCCTTCGGTGAGTATCGAAGAAGCAATTAGTTTCTGGATGGATAATCAAGATGATTCCGGTGTCTTTAGTTTCTAACTGCTCACGGTACTAACTTTTAAACAAACCGCAATGACCGAAACCTACCTCAAAAAACAAATTGGTATTCCCAAGGGAGTGTGTGCTACAGATGAGTTTGCTGTTGGGTAAAATTGTGCAAATGCACAAACTACAATGAACATCGCTCTTGAACTTCAACGACAAGATTATTACACGGCTGAGCAAACTGCTATTATTGGCGAATGGCTTAGTAAATGTGCGGATGATCGGAGAACTAAATCGGCTCTGGAAAAGATTATTCTAGAGATGATTGAAGTAGACTATAGTGAGTTTGATAAAATCTGCACACTCGCCGTTGCAGAATATAATCGTAGGTTAACTTTTAAGAGGTTGAACTTGGGGTTGACTGAGTTTCAACGTTATTACAGAGAAAAGTCAGTTTACGCAAACCGCAATAGGGTATACTAATAGTAACGGTGGGTAACGTTGAGGACCGCAATCCTCTTGGGAGCGTTACCCATCATCCCAACATTATTGCGGCAACTAAAAGAAATGATTGACAGAGGCGCTTTTGATCGCAAAGTCATGATACTCAAAGGTTGCCTTTCACTGGCAAGAGTTTATCATGACCAAGACAACTTCAAACAGTCGGAATTTTACTCTCGACTCTCTTCTGAATACTTTGAGGAGATTTTGGGTGTCGTTAATACCCCGGAATGTACGATGGAGAGAAGTTCGGTCTGAGTCGATTGCGGCGCAAAGAGTTTACAAGAAAAATAAAAAATGGGACCTCGGGGCTCGGCGAGACTGGGATATTGAGCACGAACGGATTACCTTTAGCGACGGCATGGTGACCGTTGAAACGCTTGTTGGCGATTTGATTATTGTGCTTGAGGAAAATCCTTTTCCCGGGGAGCAGCGTACGGTTTTGAATGTTGCGGTGGAACTGTTTCCGGACGCAAAAGTAATGTTGGAGCCCAAAGTTTTTTCTTCGGGTGCGAAGTTGTGGGTGCGAATATTTGAAGAAGGGAGAGTGGATTACAGGGAGAAGATTTACTTTCCGGTGAAAATAGAGGAGATTGATATTGCAGAGACGGAGGAGTTATTGTGGAGAATGGTTAGGGAGGATAACACGATTTTGGCGGCGGATATACCAATAGCGCTGAATATGGGAGCAAACAGTAAAATGTATAGAGCGGTCAAAGATAAGTTACAAGATAGGAAATGGGTGTGGGGAGCAAGGCGAGAGAGCGGAAAGATGGTAAAGATTGTAACTGCACCAGAGAGCAGATGAAACCGCGTTACATTTCCATTTTGGCAGCAGTGACATTGCATTTTTTATCTTGTGAAGTTTGCGAGAAGTTCGCAAACATTTCTCGCAAAGTGAGAAGAGGTTAGTAACAGAGCAAGAAAGGGAAAAACCTGGATGTAACGCGGTTTCAACTAAAAAGCAGATTTCTAACAAAAAATCCCCCATTTTTAACAACACTCCAAAAAATCACCCCCGCATGGCAGTTACAAAGTCAGACGCCGCAAGGGTTTTGAAGCGTTGCCTCGTTATTGTATTATTATCGCGACCGCCATTACCCCGCGACCGCCACTGCTTTTATATGGTTATTGCAGTTATTGAGTTATTTATCGAAGAGCAATTATTGAGCGACCGCCATTACCCCGCGACCGCCATTGCCTTTATTATCATTATTTCATTATTGCAATTATTGATTTATTATGTGCCACAAAGTAAACATTATTTTAGACCTTATTAAAGCAAACCGACCAAACCTTTAACAAGACCAACCGTTGTTAAAACTTTGCGAGAGGTACGGTTTCCCCTACCTACGGGGTACGGTTTGCCCCCTTTACTTTTGAGCGAAAATGACCTATATTTAACTCATGAGAAACGAGGAAAACCTGAACGAAACCAACCACCTGCTGGCCCTGAGCGCCGCTTTTCGGCTCCACAACGAGTTACTTTACGACGACGCTTTCTTGGGGTACGAAGGAACTTTAGACCAGTTCCAGTTACTTCGCGCCGAATGTTTGTATATCATCGAAAACGAACTGCGCGTAGTGGGTATTACCCAGTGGGTCGTAGAAAAGTTTTACGAGAACCAGCTAGAGATTGTCAACGGTGACCGCGATCCAGGTTACTACGAGGTAGGTTGAGTTACTAATGTTTATCTTCCCTTATTTGCTTCTCAGCGTTGTACTCGGCCTATTTGTTCACCCCTTGGTGTTTTTCATTATGCTCGGCGCTCCGTTTTTAGTAACCTGAAGAGGTACGGTTACCCGTACCTTGGAGGTACGGTTTACCCCCTTTACTTTTCGGCCAAAACACGGTATATTTAATTCATGAGAAACGAAACCACTTCAATGCCTACCTCCACTGCCCGTTACTACGTCGGCGATCTTTGCTACGTTATGAACCCTGAGTGGAGCGAAGTTTGCGACTTAACTTTTCCTGACCACACAACTGAGGTCACCGGTAAACTGCAACTGGCCGACGGCCGTAAGTTTGCTATCTACGGAACTGCTCACGGCGACGGTACCTACCGTGACTTTTACGGACATTCCTATAGCGTAGATTCCGGAACGTTGGGTATTATTAAAGTTGACGATATTACCGACCCTGAGTTTCAAAACGCTATCGATAATGGCCTCGGACACATTATCGAGCTGCCAGAAGAGTTTGAAACTCTGAACTGCGGCTATGACGACGGAGTAGTTTGTTTCGGTCATATTGAGATCATTACGAGTTTTGGACCCGACGAAGATGAGGAGGAAGAGTTTAGCTTCACCGACGAAGATGAGGAGGATGGTTGGCACTTCACCGAGGATGTTTGAGGTACGGTTACCCGCCCTAAAGAGGGCGGTTTACCCCCTTTACTTTTCGGCCATTTCACGCTATGATTAATTCATGAAAAACGTTCAACTCCTACAGAAAACTCTCAATGCTACAATCCTCGTCCACCAGCAATACCTTGACTGCCCTTATTGCGTAGGTTACGACGCTGACAAAGAGGCGTTTGATTACCTTTACAGAGAGGTCTACACTATTGTTCACGAGGAGTTACCTGACGACGCAGATTTAGAGCAGATTGTTAACCTTTTCGACCAATACCAACTCGAGATTACAAACGGCGAGCGCGACGTATGTTGGTTCCTTTAAGTTTTCTTTATTCAACAAACATGTCTGACTACACCAAATACTTCTTCGCTGCAGAAGACGCTCTCACTAACTTCCTGGGCGACGACGATATCAACCAGGATATGATTAACTTGGTCGCAAATTGCTGCGTGGATGCAGTTGCCGCTCTGCCAGATGAGTCGTATTTTGAATCACTACTTGAGAAGAGTTCCAGTTACGTTTACGCCGACATGAGTGTGCTGGAACTTCAAAGCTATGTAGACGAGTTAGAAACTCAACTGGTTACTTACGGATTACTTTAAGAAAGGTACGGTTACCCGCCCTAAAGAGGGCGGTTTGCCCCCTTTACTTTTGAGCGAAAATGACCTATAGTAAATTCATGAGAAACGAAACCACCTTGATCAAAAAACCAACCGTCGCTAACCTTATCAGCGGCAATGTGTACCGCGCTGGATATAAGCGTGGCGAGCGCGATTACACCGACTCCAACCGTTTCCTTGGTTTCAAAGTTGGAGATTGCTTATTTTTTAACTTGAAGCAGCTGAAAGCACACTTCGGCGTGCGCAATCTGCGTGACCTGGAGTTTGAAACCGATAGGATTGAGTTGGGTAGTGTAACTGCCGAGTGGTTTAACTGCGATGATAGATATTTCTGGGCGGCTTATCTTTCCAACGGCACTTTCTGTATGGGAACTTCTGCCGACAAACTAACCCTTTCCGCAGCCTGAGTTACTAATGCTTGTCTTTTCTTATTTGCTTCTCAGCGTTGTTCTCGGCCTATTTGTTCACCCCTTGGTGTTTTTTGCCATGCTCGGCGGCCCGTTCTTGCTGCGGTGAGGGGGTACGGTTACCCGTACCTGGGAGGTACGGTTTACCCCCTTTACTTTTGAGCGGTTTCAAGCTATGATTAACTCATGAAAAACGAAACCCCTTTGAACACCTACTACCTTACTTGGGGCGGTTGCGACAGCCCCACAGATTTCACGGTTTACGAAAACCTTGACGAAGCTTATGACACAGCAGAGGCCTACTCGGCGCACGCAAAACGGACGGTAAACATTTACGAAAACGACGCAATTATGGCGGTCATACGAAACTTTAACTAAGGTACGGTTACCCGTACCTTGAGGGTACGGTTTGCCCCCTTTGCAAAACGGCCAAAACGCGCTATGATTAATTCATGAAAAACATTCAACTCCAAGAAAAAGCGCTCCGTGCTTCATTCGTGCTCCACGACGAGTTACTTTACGATTGCAACTACGACGGTTACGATGGTGACAAAGTTGCCTTTGATCGCCTTTACGACGAGGTCTTAGTAATCTGCGCTCAGGAACTACCAGACGACGCCGATATTGAAATGATTACAGAAACTTTTCATGATTACAAACTGGAGCAAATGAACGGCGAGCGGAAAATTGATTGGTACCTTTACTAAGTTTTTTTCCGAGAAAACAATGTCAAACACCATTTACAATCTGCGCAATGTTGAGCTGGATCCAACTCTGGCGGCCAAACTTTTTCCTTTCGTAAACGCTTACCGAGAGCACGATCCGGCACCTACGTGGCGGGAACTTAAGGCCGATGGCCTTGAGAAAGTGGACGAAGATTCGCTTATGGACATTATCGAGGACCAGTACCTTGCAGGTAAGTAACGGTAGTGCGTGTGTATCAGGGTCAGTGGGCAAACTGACACTCACCCCCTTTACTTTTGGCCGAAAACGCGCTATATTTAACTCATGAAGAAAAAAACCACTACCTACATCGCCTGGATCCCCGGCGAACAACCCACCCGCTTCCGCTCCTACGAGGAGGCCTGGCACCACGCCGAGGCGGTCTTCCAGACCACCGGTCGGCTGGCCCTCGTTGAGAAAGTGGGGTGAGGTACGGTTACCCGTACCCCGGAGGTACGGTTTACCCCCTTTACTTTTGGACGAAAACGCGCTATATTTAACTCATGATCAAACTCACCAAACAAGCCGTCGCCCGCCTCTTTGCCTCCCCGATCAGGGTTGCGGTCGTCAACGGATGCTTCAAACTCGCAGAAGTCACCGCAAGTTTCTCTCGCTATCGCGTCGAATTGCGCGTTGAGGTCGGTCACCCCACCCTTGATTGGCAGTGCGGTTGCCGTCAGGAAGTGACCTTACTTTACTGCGTACGCGACGACGGTCGCTTCATTCACGTCCCGGACGAACTTGAGCCACTGGTGGAAAAACTTCGCAAAGCCGCCACCATTACAGACGAAGAAGCGCAACGCATTGGCACAGAATATGCAATTGCTGCCGCAGATCTGACCGAAAAAAGTCAGTTATCAAACTGACACTCACCCCCTTTACTTCCGGCCCAAAACGCGCTATATTTAACTCATGGATATCAAACGCTCTACTCTCACCTACGCCGAGGCGGTCGACGCCGTTGGCCTTTTCTGGGAGGGCAAACTTGCACCCGGAATGCTTACTGAAGCCCTTGCAGTTATCGAAGGGCGAAAACTCGCCGCTGATGACGATAATAACTTTCTCCCCCAAAATCTTTCCTCCCTTCAAATTTACAATCGCGGTTACTGAAAAAACTATGATTTACTACTACCTGACTTTCACCGATAACGGCTGCGACTGCGACGGTGAGCAATACGCTGTGCTTGATCAAGCACGCGATGTGGCCTATGAATGGTCGGCTGAAACTAACCGCCGAGTTGGCATTTTGGAGTGCTTCGGAGTTGCTGAAAACCTCGTTGAAACGGTCCTTGCCTAAGTGCCCCTGAAAAATATGAAAAACGAAACTACTTACACCAAAACCATTCTTAAAGTCACACGGCCTCAATGTGTGATTCTCGATATGGATAGCACATTATCTTCTCCGGAAGGCGAAAACTGGGAGGACATGGTCAACCACAAGCCAATCCAACCCATTTTGAACCTGGCTTGGACCTTGCATCGCCACGGGTACGATCTGGTAATCTCTACGGCTCGGCCAGAGGCCTTTCGCGGCGAGACAGAGGCTTGGCTCGAGAAATACTTGCCGGTCTACGCTGCCCTATACATGCGCGATGATACGGTCGAGGCTACCGCCGCCGAGATGAAAGAAGATGCGCTCAAGGACATTGACGAGGTCTGGGATGTTGCTTTTTCCATAGATGACAGTCCCTGGAATGCCAAAGTTTACAACGATAATGGTGTGTTGTGCCTTCGGCCAATGACAAACGAGGCCTACTGGGCCGAGATGGGCGATAGCTAAACGGTACGGTTACCCGTACCGCAGAGGTACGGTTTGCCCCCTTGCTTTTTCAGCGAAAAAGCGCTATAGTAACCTCATGGAAATCAATCAACCCACCGCTATGACCCTTGAAGGATTCATAGCCGAGTACGAAACCCTGCAGGACGAGGGACGAGAAAAGGAGGCTTCGCTGCTGGTCTGCTGGGAGCCAGAACTGTACCGACGCTACTGGGTCGAGGTTTGCGGCGAGGAGTGGCCGGAGGACTGATACATGCGTATCAGGGTCAGTCCAACAAGTGGACCTACCCCCCTTTACTTCCGGCCCAAAACGCGCTATAGTAAACTCATGGAAAAAACCGCTTTCACCCTCGCCGTCCAGCCCCGCTCCTGGGAGGTCTTTGACGCCAACGGCGCCGACTACGTCACCGACATGGAAATGGCCGAGCTGGTGGCCTACGGCTGGGGCGAGCCCTGCACCATCTGGCGCTGCCCCGCCAACGGAGCTCCCTTCCGCCTGCGCTGGGTCTAGGGGGTACGGTTACCCGTACCTTGGAGGTACGGTTTGCCCCCTTTACTTCCTGCCCGAAACGCGCTATATTTAACTCATGGAAAACCTCCCTCTTATCATTCAAATCGCCGCATGGGTCTACGTGCTCAAGCACGTTCTCGTCCCCCTTCTTCTTTTGCTGGCTTTGCCTTTCTGTTACCTCGGCCTTCTTTGGATCAATAACGGTGACCGCGAGAAAACCAACCGTGAGTTCGTAGACTCTATTCTTCAAGGTGTGTCAAACGGTCTATCTGAGTAAATCAACCATGGAAAACGAAACGGATATGACTGTTGACACTCTCTCCGCTGCTTTTGCCGCAGCCACGCTCGAAACCTTCGGCTATGCCCGTGATCTAACCGACCTGGACGCTGAGACCCTAAACTGGGCCTACAGGCAGCTGGATGGGGCTGGTGCTCGGGTTGACTGGATCGCCGCCGATCTTGCATCCGACCTGGACTGGATGGAGCGTAACTGTCCGGACTGATGGCCCCGGCCTCCGGTAATACAAACACACTGTATTTCAAAACGTTTCAATCTGGCCCAAAGTCCCCCGCTGCCCCCGAAAACGACCTATAATAAACTCATGGATCAAACCGCTCTTCCCGTCTACGAAACCGCCGAGGCCCTCCTGGCCGCTGAAACGGCCCTGGCCGCTGCTGCCGAACTGGTCGAAAAAAGTCAGTTATCAAACTGACACTCACCCCCTTTACTTCTGGCCCAAAACGCGCTATATTTAACTCATGACAAACCTAATCGCTCTTGCAATCGTCGGCCTCACCCTCCCCCTCTGGGGTGGTGCCTTGGCGGCTCTCGTCGCTGGCGGCTTCTACCTGCTGGTCCAACAACCAATCCTGTTCGTCGCTCTGGTCGGCGGTCTGTTTCTTCTGGGCTGCGCGGCCTGAGTGGCCCTGGCCCTCGGTGATACAAACGTATCAGGGTCAGTTCACAAACTGACACTCACCCCCTTTACTTCTGGTCCGAAACGCGCTATATTTAACTCATGGAAAACCTCACTCGCTTCAACGAAATCATGGCCCTTGTCGATGCTTGGGCCGAAGAGAACTCCGGTTGGGACTGCCGGGAAGACGCCGAGGGTGAAGTTCGCTACATCCTGAACGGCCCAACTGAAGAGTTCGGTGACTGGACCAACGAAATGGTCGCTGACGCTGGAATCGCTGCCTGGGAAATGGCTGAGTAACGGTTTCCCGCTCTTTGCCTGACCAACTAAACCACACGAAACTAAAAACAACCATGAAAATCCAACTCTTCGCTCTCTCCGCTCTCGCCCTCGGCGCCGTCGCCCTGGCTGTGCCCGTTCGCCCTGTGCTCGCCCCTAGCGACGTCCTGATGACCTCTGTGCCGGGCTTTGGTCCCTCGCGCGTGGAAACGGTGAGCTACTGCCTCAACGACGCTGGTGTGGACCGCTACCAGGATCTGGGTACGGACACTGAGGTTGAGCGGTTTGGTCGCTGTATGACCGACCTGACCTGATGGCCGAGGTACGGTTTCCACTACCTCGGAGGTACGGTTTCCCGTACCTAAAACCCCTTTACTTTTCGGCCAAAAGGCTCTATACTTAGTTCATCAAGTTCAAAAACGAAACAACCATGTCAAACGTCAAAGTCACCGCCGCCCTTCTCGAGTCCGCTGGTTGGACCGAAACCCAGGTAGATCGCTACTACAAGCTTCTGGCTCGCAAGCAGCAGCACGGTCTCAACTCGCTGAGCATCAGCGACCGTCGGTTCTACCTCTCGGCTGTGCCTGCTTGCAGCCAGGCCCAAACGGCCATCGACAAAGCCATCCGTGACGGTCAAACCCGTCGCGTGTCCGGCAAGCAACCGGTCGAAACCAAGCTGCACTATCGCTTCTGCCTGGCCGACGTGCTTAACTTCCAGCAGCGGGCTGAGCTGCTTCCCGGCGAAGAACTGGCGATCGTCATCATCCGTCAGGAGCAGATGCGTGCCCTCGAACTCTACCAGCCGGTGCTGGATCAGGTGGATACCGTTCGCCGTGTCGCGTTCGCCCGTGGTACCGAGGCCGAGCTGCTTGAGCTCGCCGCCGCCCTGGGCCGCCCTCTAACCAACTATGACTCGGTGGGCCACTTTGAGGCCATGCGTACGGAGTTTGAGCTAAACTGGAACGAGCGCTGGGGTGGCGGCTACTGCCCCTCCTCCGTCACTGCTCTCTCCGGTGACGACGCCCTGGCCTTCCGTGCTGAAGTGCGTCCCCTGGTAGAGCAGTTCACTCGCTCGCTGCCCTCGGTGCGCTCTACCGTAGCCGTCTGAGCGCCGGCCCTGGCCCCTGCACGGGGCCTGCCCGCCTGCCCCTGAGGGGGCTGCCCCCTGCCCTCCCGGCGCTGCCTGGGGGGTGTTTCTGTATGTATCTATGTCCCCGTACCTGTGCACCACCATGCGTGCGTACCCACTGATACACACGTATCATACTACACACGCATAGATCTACACACGCACACGCACAATCCCCCGTGTGCACAGATAGAATCGCTTGTAAATGAGATTCTAAACTTATCCCACCATATTTGTACCAGACTGTATGTACCTACTGTTGCGTGACAATGTAATGTGAATCGCAGATATCTGTGTGTGCGTGAGTAATACTATGTGCGTGAACATGCATGACTAATGTAATCCCTACTGATGTGGATCTAGATAAATACCTATTCGTGAGTATGTATGTAACACAATCATAGTATACATTGAGATACAAATAAATACAAACATAATGACACATCAAAGTAAATACAATCATAGTGATTGTCATGATGTGAATAAATACAATCATAACAAATGATAACAATCAAAGTAAATACATCATCGTGAATGTTGTGACGTAGATAAATACAAACCTGATGACACATTGAAAAATCCTGACCGTGTAAAAAGGGTCCCTTTTGACCGCCGGGGGCGATCCACCCTTGTGGGACCAGGCGCCCAAGGCTACGGGCTCGGGTGCAGGTTAAAGTGCCCCCGCCCCGCCAGCATTTTCCGCCCCCCTAAAAAGGGGCCCCCTGGATCACCCCCTTACGAAAACGGTATCATCACAAACCAAAAATGCGATCTCGAAATTTTTTGCTGGCAATTTTTCCACCATTTACCCATTAGTTAATCTAATGTAACGAGGCCCACTTTACCACCCACCCTCCGGGGCTATAATCCATTCAGAAAACTCATCGCCTAATGGCCGAACTCATCAAGTTATCTCTGCTCATTGCCCTGCTAATATTTGCGCTACCCGTCGCGCTTTTAGCAACATTCTGGTGCCTCTCCACCATCGCCGCCGGAAACTTTTTTCCCTTTTTATTCTGCCTCATCATCGCCCTGTATTTCATCGCCGGCAACTGATTGCTATGGATACCTCAACTGATCTGACAACGCAGATTAAGGACGATTACCTTGCCTATTCCATGGCAGTACTAATCGGTCGTGCAATCCCCTCTCTGACGGACGGGCTCAAACCTGCTCAGCGCCGGGTACTAACGGCAATGAAATGGCTGGGGCTAAAACCCGATGGCAAATACATAAAATCCGCCAGGGTCGAGGGCGAGACCATGGGCAAACTGCACCCGCACGGAGGCGCCTACGGGGTTATGGTCACGCTAGCCACCCCGTGGAACAACAACTTGCCTTTGATTGATGGACAGGGCAACTGGGGTTCCTCGGTTGACGGTGCTGCTGCTTCGCGCTACACTGAGGCCAAACTCACTGCGTTTTCGTGGGATGCCCTGCTCGACGACAGCGACATTTGGCAAACTACTCCCAACTACGATGGTTCCCTGCAAGAACCCATCGAACTCAACGCCAAAGTGCCAACAGTCCTGCTAAACGGGCAAGATGGCATCGGAGTCGGGTTCGCAACTAAGATTCCACCGCATTCCCTCCGAGACATTTGCGATGCAGTCGTCAATAACACTCCGCTAGTTCCCTCGTTCCCCACGGGTTGCGACATTGTTAGCGACGACGGTTTAGCATCGTACCAACAAACCGGCATCGGCTCTCTGCGTCTACGCGCTCGCTGCGAGATTACCGAAGGGGTCAAGGCAGGACGCAAACAAGCACGTTCTATCATAACATTCACCAACCTGCCCCCAACAACCAATCCTGAAAAACTCGGCGAGCAAATTGCTGCGGGATTAGAGAAAGGTGTCCTTGACAACATCGCAGAAGTGATCGATGAATCTGATCTCAGCGGCGACCGTCTCGCAGTGGTTGCGAAACCCAATACAGACACCGATATGCTTCGGAGGAAACTGTATCACTTCACCGATTTGGACACTAAGTATCCGGCGCGGACGTTGGTTATTAACGGTACGAAACCCACCGAACTCTCTCCGAGTGAACTTATTGAGATATGGAAAACATGGCGACTGGATTGCCTGGGTCGTAAATTCTTTGCAGAGTTAGACGCGAGCGAAACTCGCCTGGAGATTGTCCGTGGTTACCTCAAAGCCATCGACAAGATCGACGCTGTTATCAAGATTATTCGAGGCGCTGCGTCACCCAAAGAAGCATTGATTGAACTAGTCTCAAATCGCAATCTCAAACTCACAGCAGACCAGGCCCGTGCAATCCTGGACATGCGCCTGCGTGCTCTTACTAATCTTGACTCCGAAGATTTGCTGACGGAGCAAACCTCCCTCCTCGCACGACTCGAAGAACTCAAGGACTTATACTTTAATGAGAAAACTCGAAAAGCATACATGCTCAAAGAGATTAAAGCAATCGGAGTGCGATATGGCGAGAAACGCCGCAGCGAAATCATTAGCCCACCCGAATCCCTCGTTGTCGAAAAAGGTTCCCAACCCTCGGCCGCCCCGGCGAAACCGAGATTCCTGAAGATTGACAAGAAAAAAGGAACCGTCGAGCAAGCAAAGGGTCCCCGTGGCTGCCTCATCGTTGAGCGTAACGAAAAAGTCATCACTCTAACCGCCGACGGAGTCCTCCGAAAAATTCCCGCCAGCTACAAGGGTCCCCTTGGCGAGGGCTATACCGAAGTGCTATTGGCAAAGAAAGAAAAAGACCTAGCTGACAAAAAATTCCTGGCAGTTTTTACCATTGATGACCAGCTTAAAGCCATGATGATTACTGGGGAGGACCTCACCAAAGTAACTTCAAAGGGCAAACGCATGATTCCAGATGGAAACACCATCCTGCACTTTGGAGAAGGCAGCTACACCGTGCCATGGGCCAATCCCCGTAAGAAAAAAGTGGAACTGTTCCCAATCACCACAAAACAAGGTAAACCCGGAGGTAAAGGTATTAAAATCGCAAGTCTCGACGAGGTCACGGGGGTAAAACCGGAATGAGCCTTTACCTAGGGGCCAAAGGCACTATACTGCAACCGTTGGAGTTATACCGTGTCTGACATCATCTATCCGATCGACCGCCTACTGGCAAACCCCCGCGTTTTCTTCGCGATTGCCAACGCTCTCGGCGGCCCCGATGGCGAAATCCTGAAAAGTTCGTTTTACGACTTGATTGAACACGGGTTTGGGGATTACGAAGATCCCGACGAAATCGAGTTTGACGCCGATGAAATCTGTTTTTCCATCGAGGACGACGGAACTGTGCAGCTTACGCTGAGCACCGGACTCGCTTCTATTCTGAAACCCGTTGACGGCGAACTCAGGGCTCAAATCACTAACGATCACGAAATGGCCGCAACCACCGCCATCTACGAGCGTATCGTCAAGGCCATTTGCTCCGCAAACCCGGCTTTCACAAACGACATTGCACTCTGCTCACCCCCGACACCGGGCAACAGCTACCTGCGATCTGAGGATGGTGAGCGATTTGAAGGATCCTTCCATCTGCTTACTGATCCCGAGCGTCGCTATGCTTTTAACGTCGACATCATCGACGTCCCCAACGACATTTTACGAGCAACCTACAAACCGATCTGAGAATGCTTGATAACCTACTCTTTGCCACAAATACTACCCGAATTTCTCTCACCAACTTCAAGAAGAAACTGTCCAACCTTCGCATTCAAGTTGACTCACTAACTGCCGATCTTGAAAAGATCGACACGAAGTTTGAAAATGTTATTGCTCAGGCAGAGATTTATAAGTCCAAACTACAACGAGAAACAGGTCGAGAGATTCGGCGCCTAGAGCGAGAGCTTGCGATCCTGTCAAAAAGTGTGAAAGAAACACCCTCGTTATCAACCCCTAGTAACACCGACCGCAAAGTTGCATCAACAATAGGCATTTTTGACGCATTACTCCGTCATATGTGTGTCAACGCCGAGGATTTCCGACTTGCTTCTGAAGCATTTCTGTTTCCCGCCGTGTATGAGCGCGTAATGGATAGCGACAATCACGCTTACTTCCTGGAGGAGATACCGCCATCGGCCCTGCTTGTGATTAGCCGAGGTAAAGAATACATTGCGTGGGTTCGCGAAGAGTATGACACCCACCTAACCGACCCTGAGACTTGGCCAAATGCCATTGACTACGTCGCTGAGTGGTGGAGAAACGATGCGCTGCCCGTGATGTACGGTGCCCGCGACGAACAATGGGACATCGACACACCTTTGTCGCTGCAAGAAATCCTGCTATGGAAAGAGTCCCCAAGCGACCGCCCCCTTAACTTCTCAAAGATTTTTGACGCTTACGAGATCCACCGCAAACACAAAGATGAAATCTATGGAACCACCGGTCTCCGGGAGTTTGAGCTCAAACTCTTTACTTTCGAAACTGAAAAAACCGCATAGCAAACCGCTTGACCCCGCCAGCCACTTGATTGAAAGAGTTGGAATCGGGATTGTTAGCACCGTTGAGCGGTACTACGAGAAATACAACGAAAAACCAAACGAAGCCAATGCCACAGCATACTGCACCTGGCGTCTTCGATTGCATCGTCGTCTGAAAAATGACCGCGACCTTCTTGATGCTATTAACAAAGCTCGCAACTTGGGTCTTTACGACGAAAAACCCGGCAATTTATGCTGGGACTACAAGTTCTAGGGTAAAACCTAATATATCCCGAGTGGCGCAATGATCCCACGCACAGTTCTTATGGCGCAGGAAGTTGCTGCGCAGTTTACTCCAACTGAACTCGAAGACTACGGCAATATAATCCTTACTGGTTACCAATCGACGGTACCGAACACAATCAACGAAAAGGCTTGGCAGTACCCGGAAACGCTGACTCCGCCGGTTGATTTACCCTCCCTTGTAGAAACACGTCCGGCACTCAAGGGTTGGACTACCAACTACATGGAGTACTACACCCAGCTCCAACCGAACGGCTACGGTGTGAACCCCGGCGACCCGACGATGTTCCACTACAGCGTCAACTCGTTCACACTTCAGACTGGTGCTGTTGCCTCTTTCGGCAGAGTTCAGGCCGGATATAACTACACACCTGGCACTTATACCAATGTCCCCACCATCGGCGGTTCTGGTACTGGCGCCACCCTAGACATCACTGTTGATGCAAGTGGGTTTGTGACAGTAGTCACCCTGAATACCCCTGGCAGTGACTACGCTGCTGGCAATGGTCTCGGTGTTGCCTCCCCTGGTCCCCTTGGTTCTGGATCCGATTTCGCAGTAACAGTTGCGTCTGTCACCAATGTTTCTCCTGCGGGCCAACCTAAGTGGAACCAAGTGCCTCGCCGCTTCTTCCAAAACCAAGTCGCACCGTTTGTGCCGCCCTACAATAACTCCCAGGCCATCCCCTATAGTTACATGTTTTCTGTGGGGAACAACGCTACGCCGCCCCCCGTTGGTGTCTTGGTTGGTGCAACTCCGCCGCCACCGCCGGCAATCCCAACCTACACTCTGTCAACAACCCCAACAGCCGCAACTGAAAATACGGTTATCTCTACGTCCGTAGCAACAACTAATGTCACCGATGGTACTGTGGTGTACTGGAGGATGTTTGGTAGCGGGATCACCTCCTCGTTCTTCACTTCCAATGTTTTGCAAGGTACGGCAACTGTCACTTCAAACACAGCCAGCTTCACTCAAACCTTAGCCGCATCTTTGCCGGCTGGTGGTCCTTATACTCTTGGCATAGCACTTTATTCCAATCCTGGTTATACACAGCAGGTTGGGACCACAAGTGTGGTTATCTCCATTACGCCCGGGGTTACGCCCTCTACCCCGGAACTCGGGGTGTACATTGACCTTTACCAGTATCGCAATACCGGTGGCGTTTACCCTGATGGTTCCTATGTCGGACTCAACCCCAATATGCGGGCGTCCAATATCAACACCCTTTTACCTTCGCTCGATAAGTTTTACATCCTTATTGAAGCCCAAATCTATTCCGACGGTAAGCTATACTTTGGTACGAATGTTGGCAACTCAGCTGCTTTGGTGTTAAACGCTGGTGGCACTGATTGGGCAAATAATACGGGGTCAGTGTCCGGTGGTTACGTTAGCCCAACTAATCCAGACTATGCTTACTCTGCTTACGCAATCAAGAACTCGGTCTACTACCTCTCGCAGCAGACAGCCTGGACGACTAAAAACCTAATCCTGTCAATTGGCGGATACAACCTGTCTCAGTACATGGACCAAGCTGGCGGCAGTGCCGGTCTGGCTCAGACTGCTGCCGACCAGATTGCAAAACTCGTGCAGATTACTGGGGCAGTTGGCGTTGACCTTGACTATGAACCTGTCGGTCAGCCTTGTGTCCCTGCTAACATGGCGCTTCTCTGCCAGAAGATCCAGGCAGCTGTGAAAGCACTCAACTCCTCGTACGAAGTCCATCTAACCATCATCCCACCTCTGTCTCTGGCCGACCCTGACTTAAAAATAAGCACAGCACTTGCATGTCAGTCTTATGTTGATCAAATCAACATCATGACCTACGATGACCCGAACAACCTGGACCAATCTCCTTATCAACCTGGAAACGTCGCGGTCTACAACCAAACCGGCGTTGGTCGCTCGGTTCAAAGCGTTCAGTGGTTCCTTGACCAAGGTGTGACTCGCGATAAACTGGGTATGGGCATTGCTGGTTATGGGCGCAATAGCGCCAGTGGCCAAGCATTCACCAACAACGGAACCCCTTACGACCAGATCGTTCGTGTCGCAGGTTCTGGTGGCGTCGCAGATCCGCAATTTATGCTTGGTCGCCTTAATGCTGCTGTCCCCATAGTCAATCCCAATCCTACGACTCAGGCCAACTTCTACTACAACCCAACAACAGCCATCTGGGGCTTCGACTCGGTGGATACAATCGCTGACAAGGTTCAAGCATCGTCCAACTTGGGCATCCGGGCCGTGTTCATGTGGCAGCTCTCGAATGATTACTCCAACCCTGCCTCTGTTTTACCTGCTGGCAACCCGCTAGCCAATTTCGCTCTCGTCAAGGGAGCCCAGGCCGCCATCGCTGCTCTCTAGTTTACCGCGCAAAAAACAACCTATAATAGAAACATACACAACCTATCGCCGATGCGTACAACACCCCTAGGCTATCCGATCCTTTCGAACACCTTGTCCGAGAGGATTTTTGGTAGGCAGACTGCTCCCGCAATGAGTCGCCTTGCCAAACAAAAAGCGGAAAACTTACTCGGTGAGTTTGATATTCAAACTCCGGTTGACTATCCGGAACACCTTTACGATGGCCCCCTGCCGTTACCTGATCTCAAGGGTAACGATATTCAGGAGCACTTTGCCGCTATCGCCAAAGAGCAAATCGGCCAGTACAAAACGTGGGCCGATGACTTTGCGAACTGCAAACTTCCCCCTCTGCCTCCAGTAGAGGTCATCAAGTTTGAGTCCGGCTGGACTCGCTACACCTGGGTCGAGAATGACGCAGCTGCTGGCTGGTTCACCGAGCAAGTTCCTTACCCCTTGGAGGACGCTTTCACGTTTGACACCGAGACGTTCGTGCATGGCGGTGCGTTCCCAATCATCGGCACGGCGCTTTCTGCCGAGGCCGCGTACATTTGGCTCGCTAGCGAACTGATTGACCCCTCTCTGCCCGAAGATCAGTGGGATCAATACGATCTGATTCCGGTAGGCAAAAACCGTTTCATCGCGGGTCACAACATTTCCTACGATCGCGTGCGTGCGCGCGAGGGATACAGCCTCGAAAATACCAAACCCGAAAATTTTTACTTTGACACTCTATCTGCACACATTGGCGTATCTGGTCTTGCCGGTGGCCAACGTTGGCTTTACGTTCTGGCCGGTAAGGACCCTGAGGATCTTACTAACGAAGAGAAGCGAAAACTGAGGTATGCACCCAAGTGGCTGGATGAGGGTTCTACCAACTCCCTGGTTGCCGTTTACAACTTCCATGTTTACGAAGTTCGCAAGTTTTTCGGCGATAACGTTCAACCTTTGGGTGCCGGCGACAAAGAACTCCGTAACATTTTTGTTACCGCCACAAATCTGAGCCAAATCCGTCAGATGCTGACCGAGGCTGTCGACTATGCCGTCAAAGACGCTTTCTACACTGCCGAACTCTTCCAGGCGTTGTGGCCCAAGTATCTGGATGCCACACCAAGTCCCGTTGCTTTGTGCGGACATTACCACTTGAACGGTTCTATTGTGCCCTTGGTCCCCCAGTGGGAAGAGTGGATTCAAAATGTTGAACAGGTGTTTGAGGAGCACAACCTAGAGATGACCAAACTCTGCCAGGATCTTGTCCGGGCGAACTACGAGGATTGGCGTGAACTATACTTTGCCGAACCAGGTATGGCCGAGCGTTGGGTAGCGAAAGACCCTTGGTTGGCCCAGTTGGATTGGGACGTGAAAACGGAGAAGGGCAAGTATGCCCACGTGCCCAACTGGATGCGTCCTTTCATCAAAGACCCCGACACACACATCGGCGTGAAATCCAACCTTTCCCACTTGCTTCTTAAGTTGCAGTGGGAAAATACCCCGATGATCCTAACCAAAGACAAGGGCTGGTGTTTCTACAACGAAGAAGGTGTACTAACTAAAATCCCGCACCCGAAGGGTAATGGCGACAATGTTGGCGGTGTTTTAAGCAAAGACTTTGTGGACGACATGAAGGTTGGCCGTTTGAGTTCCGATCTTCCGGAAGCTAAGCGTGCGCTTGAAATCGCAAACGCTGTGTCATACTGGACTTCGGTGCGCAAACGGGTTATGGACCGCATTTTTCTTCGCGCCCACAATCCTCACGGTGAGGATGCCCTAGTAACCCTTCCCGAAATCTTGTGCCACGGCACCGTGACTCGCCGCACCGTGGAATCTTTGATGGTAACAATGTGCTCCACCAAAAACTGGCGTATTGGCACCGAGCTGAAATCCAGAGTGCAAGCCCCCGATGGGTGGAAGATTGTGGGTGCTGACTTTGACGGTCAGGAAATGCAGATTGCGGCGATATACAGCGACGCTTGGGAGGGCGGTCACGTCGGGTGCTCCCCATTCGGCTACAATGTGTTGAGTGGAAGCAAAGAAGCGGGCACGGACCCGCACTCTGCGCTCGCGAAGTTGGCGGGCGTAGACCGCGACACTGCCAAAATCGCTGGTTTCTCGATCCTGTATGGTGCCGGTGTGCGTGCCGTGCAAACTTACATCCGCCGCAAGTATCCCGAAAAGTCGCCAACCGAGGTGAAAAACTTTGCTTACCGCATGTTGGAAGGCAAGAAGGGCAAGCTGCGCGGCGGTCTGTACGAGGGAGGTTCTGACAGTGGTTGTTTCAACTACATGGAGGAAATCGCAATGCGGTCCAAGCTGCCTACGCTTCCGTGCCTTGGGACCAAAATCTCTACCGCAATGCGACCCGCCGCTGTTGGCGATGACTTTCGCACGGGAAGAGTAAACTGGACCATCCAATCTTCCGGTGCCGAGATTCTCTCAATCATGCTCACTTCTGTCCACTGGCTGGCCGAGGAATACAAAATCCCATGCCGGTTTGTTCTCAGCATTCATGACGAGATTTGGTTTATGACCCCGGATCGTTACGCAGAACAGTTTGCAGTTCTGTTTCAGATTGCTCACGTTTACACTTGGTCTCTGTTTCACTCGGCAGTGGGAATCCCTGAGCTCCCACTGTCTCGGGCATTCTTCTCAAGCGTTGCGATTGACAACCGTCTGCGCAAAACTCCCAAAGAAAAGACTGTTACCTTGTCAAATCCTGGCGGGGAGAACGAACCCTTCGGTGAAGAATACTCGATGTACGAACTTGCTGAAATCGGCGCCGTTCAAAAACTAAACACTCGCTACGAAGCTATTAAAAAAGGAGTCATCTGATGAAACGCAAAAGATCCCGTGTTGAAAATGTTGGTGTCCAACTTTTCCAAGGTGTCATCGACAACTATTTTCTAACTGTGCCCTACGACAAGAAAAATCGTGTAATCCCTTCCTCCGTGGAATGTGCTTACAACTCGGATTATTTCAACGTTCAGGCCGCAGTAAATATGTTAAAAGCACTGTAATGACCATGCCATTCCCTCTTCCCATAGACGAGGAGTTCCGCATCGAGGTTATCAAAGTGTGGCTTGACGACGTAGAAGACCGTCTAGCCCTTGGCAAAAACGAAGATGCGGACCTTAGTTTTAGAATCGCTCTGAATCTTTACCTGAAGCTTCCGGGCAATTTCTTTGATCAAAATCTAGAGGATCGCATAATTGCTGCCCAGGGTAAAATCAATCAAACGCGAGAACACTAAACCATGCGTACTATTTCCGACGACTCGGTGCAATCTACACCGACAACCAAAAAAGCAGCTAAACCTGCTCTTCAAACTTTCTCAACCACCATTAGCGACGGACGGACGATCACAATCCGTGAAATGACGGGTCGTGATCTGATCTTCATGGAAAAAGATCTGTCAAAAGCTGGCGATGTCGAGAAAGGCATGAAAATCATCGAACGCCTGATTGTAGGCGACGATAAAATCACCTACGAGGAAATCCTTGACCTCGGTGTGCGTGACTTCAAGAAACTCAGTAGCCTGGTGGGAGACGCCAGCGGCAGTGAGGACGAAGACCCAAACTAATCGTTGAAGATCTTGAGGATTTCACTTACCTCGTGTCCTCAGGGTCTGGTCCAGTCTTTCACTTGCGGGAGATTAGACCGAAAGACTTTTATTTTGCTCAGATACTTCGGCAAAAGGAGGAAAGTTTTGTCTCTCTTCTGTACCGTTTAGTTCTCAACCCAGAGGTTTTTGACTCCGCGTCAATGCCTCAAACTCGGTCAATGTTTAAATGGGTTAGCGAAAACATTTTAAATGAGAATGTTTTAACTGTCGAGAACTGGCTTGAGGTGGCTTACCATTTATGCAAGCAACGATGGGGTTCCTCGATTGATTGGTTGGAAGAACAGCCAATGAGCAAGGTTCAGACCATGATTCAGGTCGTCAAGAACCATGCCGAAGAGCAAGAAAAAGAAGCCAAAAAGTCAGCCAAGAGAAGAAGATGATTCGATTCAAGACTCAAGGCAACGGACTCGTTCCCATGAACTTGAACTGGTGGAAACCTACGAAGGAAGAATGGACGCCTGTTCTTCTGGACGACCATCCTGCGTTCTGGAGAAAAGAAGTTGATCCGACAACGGGACGACCCTGGGCTCAACTCAATCCTCGCTACGCAGCCTGGAAAGCCAAGAAGTACCCCGGTCAACCCATTTTACGAGCAACTGGAACAATGCTCGACTCGGCTTACATCTTCACCCAAGGAAACCGCTTTCTTGTCCGTTCCACTGACTATGGTCCGGATAATCAGTTTGGAATCGGCCGACAACCGGCACGCCCCTGGATGGGTGTTCCAGACATCTCTCTCGAGCAAATCGTACCGATTGCTTGGAAAAATATCCTTTCACGAAAACGATGACAATGACACGCACACGAACTGCAAAAAACACCGAACCCGCTGTTGGGGATCTTCAGGTAACACCTGAGCCCGACAAAATCCAGAGCCCGGTGATTGAGCAGGAAGACAAAACTCCGGTCAACCTGGAAACCGAGTCCCTTAACGAAGAGCCGGTAGCCGCTCCCGAAGCAACACCTGCTGAGAAGATTCAAACAGACATTCGCGAAAAACTCTCCAAAAGGTCCGTTGACGAAAACGTGTTTGTACCCGCAAACCCAGTCGCCCTCGAGAAAGCTGCTGCTGAAGTAGCCAAGGAAAGCGGTTTTGAACTGACTCGTGGCACTTCAATCGGTGCCCGCCTCCTCGCCCGCGCTCAGAAACGTTTCTAATGGCCATCTCTGTCCCGTATCAACCCCAGTTCACGTGGAGGAAACTCGGTTACCTCTACTTTGAGGATTCACTCTCGTATCGCGAAGTGCTGGAGCAAAATCCCCAGTGGACCGTAACCGAATTGCCTCCAATCGGCGCTCAGTTGTTGATAAGTGGACAAAACGGTGGCGCTGGAGGCCTTTCTCAGGGGAACTTTATTTTCGGAGCTGTCAACGTAACAACATACGATGATATTTTCCCTTACGAGACCGAGGCGTCGTACAACGTTGCCCTAGGCCGCTACACAGTGCAAGGAGTAGTGGAACGCGATACAATCAACGGTATAACCCTGGACTCCGCACAAGCCATTACAGGTTCACAGAACGGGTAAAACCCTAGTAGTAAGCTTAGCCACTACGGTGACCTAAACGGAACCTGCCCTCGCCGGTAGCCGAGCTGAAAAAAGAGGGTTCATTCCTGTAAAAACATGGCAACATTTTCTCTCGGGACCGGGGTAACTCCTGGAGCTCCCGGTGTGTACATCAATGAACAGGCTGGTCTGGCTGCTAACGCCAATGTAACCGGTTTCAGCACTGTTTACATGCTCGTCGAAACTGACGAGGACGTACCTGTAACTCGTTTCCCCTTCAACACTCCCATCCCGATCACCTCTCTGGCTGATTACAAGGAGCTGATTCGTATCGGTACTTCAACCGTTCCCGACGGTCGTATTCCCCTGCTGAGCTACGATTGCGTCAACGAGTTCTTCCAGAACGCTCAAGTGGGTGACCTTCGCGTTGTTCGCGTTGGCACTCCGAACCAGATCGTTGAGATCGAGTTCATGCCTTCGGCCACCAAGCTTAACAGCACCTCCCTGCCTTCCGCCCTGATGGCTGGCAACGTGGTGTACGTGCAGATGACCATCAACGGTCTTAAGCTGGTTGCTGGTGATGGCTCCACCGGTTACACCTCTGGTGGTGAGTGGTTGGGTGTTCCCGTTACAATCCCCGTCAACTATGTTGCCGGCGACGAAGCTAATAACCGCAAGATCTCCGCTGCGATTGCCGTCGCTGTGAGTGCTGCTATCGAGTCGAACCCTGCTGTTCGCGCCTCGGTTTATGTTCGTGACACCGGACTGGTGAACGACATCGACCCCGCATCCAACTCGCAAAACAGCTTTGTAACAATCTCTGCCACCACTTTTGACGCCAATGTCTCCGTGGTGACCCAAGTTCTACCAGTTGGTAGCAACTTCGTGTTTATGCAGAATGCCTACGACATTCAAAACATTGTCGGTGGTTCTGTTGCAATCGAGCGTGTTCCCCAAGACTACTCCCAGTGCATCACCACTGCGTTTGACGGTCAGCAAGATCAGGGCTACCTGGTTACACCTACCGCCTACGCTCAGTTCGACGCTGAGGGTCGTGCCCTTGTTGGTGCAACTGCTGCTCGGCATTGCGAAAGCAATAACTTCAAGTGGATGGCTCTGGCTGATCCCGGCCCGTTCCTGATTACTGACGTTAATAAGTACCAGGATTACACCCCCCACAAAGCTTCTGCCGATCTAGTGACCGGCCTGAAGTATCTGGTTGACAACGCCATTTACGAGTGGACCGGTACTGATGTCACCTACGACAAACTGACTTATCAGTCTATCGTTGCGGGTCAATCTGCTGAGACAGCAGTGAACGAGTCGGCCAACCTTGTGGCTGACAGCATTCAAGTGGGTCTGCTTGATGATGGCAGGTACACAATCAATGCCGTGCCTACGGCAACCAATGGTGTGTTCCAGCTGAGCTCCACTCAGTTCTGGCCCGTCACCCTGCCGATTCAAAAGGTATCCTTCACTGGTGCAAACAGTGGTAATGATTTTACCGCTGTAACTGTTGCTGGTTCTGGCGCCCCCGCCTTCAGCTTGAATGGGACCGAGGTCTACGTTATTGCTCCTCCCTATAACACGGCCACTGACTCAGAGTACTCTCAGAACTATGTTCTGTTAGCTACCAACGCTGTAGACGCAGGTAACATCTACAATGCTGTGATTCTGGCTGGTGGTTCACAATTCGTGGCAGCGCCCATCAATGGTTCGGTGGTTATCGCTGCTCCTACCGGTGACACTGCTGTTGTGAGCTACGTCGACCCTAAATGGGATCTGCCTGTTACAATCAACGGACAAACCTCAGACCTGATTGAAAACATTTCTGGTGCAAATGCCGGTGTAAACACACTGCACTTACCCGGTACTCTGCAAGATGCTACCGAGTCCTACATCCTTAACTGGGTGTCTCGCACCATCTACAACCCTGCCGCTGCTGGTCTGATTACTTCGTACCCCGGTACGCTGGTAACAACCGGCTCCGCACTATTTACCGTGCTAAATCACGGTTTGGTGAGCGGTCAGCGAATCTTCTTCACTCAGCCAATTGCAACCACAGTTTCTGGCATAACCACCAACCTCGTAAGCGCCACCACCAAGCTGGTGACCCGCTCTTACTGGGTGAAAGTTCTGACCGCAAACACTTTTGTTATTGCCAACTCGCTCGGCAACTACACCGCTGGGTCTTTCATCGCTCGGGGATCCGGTACTCTGAGCACTCTGCCTACCATCTTCTACTCTCAAGTTCTGGGTCGCGGCCTCACTAACGTGTCCTCGATTGAACTTCTGACTCTGCCGATGGTTCGCGCTCGGAAGTATGAGTTTGACTCCAATGCTGTGTTCAACGCTGCTTTGGATGCGACTGTGGCTCCTTCGGGCGTTGCGGTTACTGACCCTGCTACTTCTATTTTCCTGAATAACAGCGCCGTTATTCTTGGAGAAGATCAAATCACCCCTTACGGTGAAGATCTGAGCGCAACTTCACTGTGCGGCTACTTGCCCGCAATGAACCTGGTCAATCCAACCCTTAACCCGGTTTCTGCCATCACGAACGCATACTGCGTCCCGACTGTAGACCAGTTCTTCCAACCTGAAGCCTACTTCGTTCCTTCCATCGGTTCGATCGCAATCGGAACCTACAACGGGGCTCTTCAAGGCACAATTGGCCCTGTTGCTACTCTGAGCGTTGTCCTTGGTGGTGCTCCCACTCTGGCTAACGGTGTTTACAACAACATCCCTGTAACTCTCGGATCTGGCACTGGACTGACTGTCACAATCACTATTACTGGTGGCGTGGTCTTTAGCGCCGCCGTTAACAACGGTGGCCAAGGTTACGACGTCACTGACACCGGTCTGACTCTGCCCGCTGGCTTCGGTGGTGCTACTCTGGCCGTTGCCAGTCTGGCTGGTCCCGTCGGCTCCGTAGTTGCCACCAGTGGCACCTACGGCACCAACTTGGCGTCGGTTAATGTCGTTGCCGCTGCAAGTGCTGCTCAGCTGAACACTCAACTGGCCGCTCTTACTGGCACCTATTTCGACGTTACCGTTGCTGGTACTGCCCCTAACGGTGCGGCTGTTGTTCTTGGTGATCGAATCGCCGTCACTTTCGATGGTAGCAACTACAGCTGGGTTGTTGTTCCCGCCGCTTCGCTTGGTGGCGACCTGACCTCAGTTGGTCAACCCTGCTACGGCGGTCAGGTTGAACTCGTGTTCACACCTGAGCAAGGAGTTCCTGCCACCCTGTGGCGCTTTGACGCTATCACCTCCACTGAGATCATTGACAACGCCCTGCGCGGTGTCGGTTTCAATGGTGTGCCTCAAGCTGCCTTCGTTGATGCTGGTGTTGACAATGTCAACCGCCTGCTCGACGATTCGCAGCGTTACTTCAACCCCTTCGGTTTCATTGCCTACTACGGTCCCTGGATCAAGAATGGCTCTGGCGTGTACATCCCCCCTTCGCCCTATGTGACTGGTGTGGCTGTTCGTCGCTACCGTTCCGAAGGTTACCAGTTCCCGCCTGCTGGCGTCAAGTACCAGCTGGCCGACGCTGTGTCTGCTCAGATCCCCATCAACTCCGCTCAGCAGAATCTGCTCAGCCCGAAAGGTTGCAACGCGATCCGCACCCTGCCTGGTTATCCTCAGAGTGCCGTGTTCATCTGGGGCGGTCGCACTCGCGTAAACAGCGCAGACGCTCAACAGAAACTGTATCAGTTCGTCAACACTCGCGTTATCCTCAACATCGTTTACGGATCTCTGCGTACTGCCTTTGACAACCAGATCTTCAATGTTATCGATGGCTTCGGCGTCATCTATAACCAGATTATCTCGGTTGGCAACAGCGTGCTGAACCAGTTGTACGTCCAAGGCGCACTGTTTGGTGCTCGCCCCGCCGATGCCTTCCAGGTTATCTGCGATGCTCGCATCAACCCGCCCGAGTCCATCGAGAATGGCATCGTGAACGCCAAGGTGTTCGTGACCCCCGTTCCGACACTGGAGCGCATCCAAATCGACCTCATCCGCGTCGCCATCGGCAAAATGCAGGAAGAGCTCGACATTCGCGGTCTGGGCCAGTCTAACTCCTGATGAAACTAGAGAGTCAAACCATGTACCGGGACCTAAACCTCAGGCTACCCGAGACTCTCCTTTTTCACTTGGAAGTGCAAGCTGAGGAGCAGGGTGTTTCACTTGAGGCACTCTGCTTCTCTCTTCTTTCCGATCAGAAACAAGAGGACTCGTTAGTCGATCCCACATACTATCAGTCGATGACTCTGGATATTCTTCGAAAAGAAGTCCGGAAAGTTATCGAAAGTGATTTAACAAAAGAAGAGGTTCGCAAACGTGTGAATGCTCTTGAGTTTCAAATTTCTCGCAGATATGTCAGATGAGTGCTCCTGTCGTACTATCTCCATCAATTCGGGGTATTACCTATCCTCTTACGGTGAGCAATGGTAATCTTGCCACGAGCACAGATTATTCTCTCACCACACAGCAGATCCGTAGCGTGGTTGAAACTCGTTACTTTGAAAGAGTGCTGAGAGCAGAGTATGGTATCGGGGACTATGTTCTGGAAATCCTGAACCCAGGGCAAATCAACTCCGCGATTCAGTTTAGCATTTTGCAAAATGTTGACGGCATCACTGACCTAAGCGTGACAGGTGACTGGCAAACAGCGGGAGACGACGGATTATATCGGGTTTTCATTGTCTACTCGGTCAATGGGGTTCCTCAGCCCCCGCTTCAGTTCGCACTCGCGAACTAACCGGGTAAAACTAACCAACTAGGGAAACGTACGAGAGATTTGGATGGCGCAACGATTTAAGACAGCACCAGTCCCATCCGGTGAGGTTGCTCGTTATACGAGCGACCCCTACAACCTATCGTCCATATACATGTTCGGTAGTTCCTCTCCCTTCACAGGGCAGGGGAATACGATTGTACGCCCAAATGACGATCTTCTCATCCAAAAAGGCGGGAACCGTGCTCTAGTTGTATACCAACGGCTTCTCTACGATGAGCAAGTTCAAGGCTGCTTCAGCAAGTTGATGCAAGAGGTGACCTCTCGCCCGTGGTATGTGCAGGAATATTCGGATAAACCCGGCGATTTGGCAGTCCGGGACTTCGTAGCAGAAGTTCTGGAAGAGATGCCATTAGACGACATATACAAAGGGATGGCAGAGTGTCTTATTTCCGGATTTTCCGTCGGAGAAATCATGTGGAAGAAAACCAAACGCGGCGTGGTACCTTACGATGTTCGCATGCGTGACCAACGTCGCTTCGTCTTCCAAGAGTCGGAAGATGCGCAAACTGGATTCACAATGCGTTGCCTTACTTTCAACCGCATGTTTGAAGGTGTTGAGCTACCCCAACGGAAGTTTATCGTCAACCGTTACTGGGTCTCGCATAATGGCGACCCCTACGGTTCTGCCCTCGGCCGCATTCTTTACCCCCTAGTTAAGTTCCGCCGTCGTGCAATTGAATCCTACGTGCTATATGGAGACCGTTACGCAACGCCCACCGTAGTTGCAAAAGCACCCCTGTCGGCAAGCACTCGCGAACTAGACACCCTCTACGGTCATCTTTCCAATCTGAGCCAGGAAACGGCAATGATTTTGCCCGAAGGATACGAGCTTGAGTTTGTTGTTCCTTCTGGGTCTCCCGACGTTTTTAAAACCCTGATCGACTATATTGACAAAGAAATCTCCCTAGTTCTCTGCGGAGAGGATGAAGCAGGGCGGGCAGAATCCGGTTCCCGAGCTTCTTCGCAAGTTGCTAACTCAATTCGCGTGGTTCGTGCCAGTGAAATCTCAGAGATGTTGTCACACACCTTGACGCAAACCCTGGTTCGCTGGATCGTTGACCTGAACTTTGGTACTGACGTTGCAGCTCCCTCCTTGACCCGCGAGTTCCGCATTGAGGAGTCGCCCCTCACAATGCCCGATGTCTCACTCATGATTCAGTCAGGGTACACTCCGAAAAAAGAGTGGATTGAGCGTCATTTCCGAGTTGAGCTTGAGGAGAAAAAGGAAGGGGCGTCAACCGAAGAGTCTACACAGTTTGACCCTAAGCAAGATCAAGATTTATTCGGTTCTATTTTCGGAGATGGGTCCACCCAACAACCAACGGCTGGGCAAGATCAGGCAGCAGCTCAAGATCTTCAAGCGGCAGATAATGTAATGACACCTCCTGCGGGTGCCACACCGGAGGAGTCACAAGCTGACGCGACTTCAGGACCCTCACCAGAAGATGAGCTGGGGAGCGTTATTGACGAAATGCCGGACCCAGGTGACTCTGAAGCCCCAGAAATGAGTCTTGAAGATTTGTTTGCGGACGAAGACGAAGAAGAGAAGCCCTTCGGGGACGAGCAAATCACCGAAGACCAGGCTGTATCAATGGCTAAGAAGTAGGGTAAAAACATCATAATGGGTCACTAATAAACACGGTGTTCACAAAACGCATCCACGTCTTCAAAGCAGGTGATCAGACCTCTGCTCAGGGTGTTCAGAGAAACTTCTCTGACAAAGACCTCGAGCAAGTAGTTAAAACCTATGATCCTGCGATCCATGAGGCCCCCCTCGTGATCGGTCACGCAGGCGATAACGATAGTACCCCAGCATACGGTTGGATCAAAGGATTCGCCAAGCAGGGGAGCAATCTGTATGCCGACGTTGCCTTTACGGATACAGCAAAGGATCTGGTGAAAGACGGTCATTACCGGAAGGTTTCGATCTCGTTCTACTCACCGGACTCTGCTATCAATCCGCACAAAGGAAAGTGGAGTGCTCGCCACCTTGCACTGCTGGGGGCATCCCCTCCGGCAGTAAAGGGATTAGAACCCTTCTCCTTCTCGGAGGCGGAGGGAGTCTACGACTTTGCCGTAGCTCTCGCTCCCTCGGATATTTTCGATGATGAGCTCGGCCCCACACTCATTGTGGAGAAGAGTCCTCTCGAAATGCTCCGGGAGAAACTTGACGAAGTTCGTCAGGACGTCTCAGGAGCAGTCGCTGAACTGCAAGGTAACACACAAAACCAACAAATAAACCAAGTGGATGGGGCTGCTGGGTCAACAGCGGGTAACTCCGATGCAAATCCAAGTCAGCAGTACTCTGAAGTCAAAAAAACCAAAGGTCGCGAAGGCACTGAAATTACTCAGCAGACGGCTGACCTCGAAGATCACTTTCCGGAAGAGGAATTTATGGACCAAGGACAAATCAGCCGGAAGCACGTCAAAGGTGCCAACGGCCAAGTTATGCAAGTCGTAGAAAACGTCTACGAGGAAGCTCACAAAGAACCAAAACGTGAACGCAAAGCTGCTGCTGACCGCAGTGCTGAAGCCAAACGTCAAATGGAAGAAGGTAAAGGGCACGAAGCCCAAGAGACCGAAGAAATCGAAAAGATGGAGGACAAGAAATTGTCTTCTAATCACGGTGAAATGCCAGAGGCTTTTAAGAAAAACGTCGAAAAAATGAAAGCCAAGTCCAAAGGCAAAAAGGACGAGATGGCTGCCGATCACGGCGAGCTCGAATACGACGAAGTCTCTTACAAGACTAACCCCTCCCCCGGCGTGGTGAAATTCGGTAAGAAGACCGACCTTGGTGAAGATGGTGATCCCACCGATCGTTATGAGACTGCCCGCTCTAGCGACAATGGTTACGTCGACCGCATGAAGACCGGCAAAGCTGGCGCTGGCGCTGAGACTGGCCGCTTCAAGACCGCTCAGAGCGGTGCTCAAGACGCTAATCGCATGCAAACCGCCATGAACGGCGAGCAAGATACCGACCGTATGCGTACCGCTTCGGATCCCGAAATGGCTTCCGACGGTGCTGAGCGTTGGGCTGGCCAAGCTGACAACTACGAGCGTGTCGACAACATGGACCAGTATGACACCGATGCCAAGAGCTACGGTGTAAATGCTCCCAAAATCTCCGACGGCACCGACCCCTACGGTCGTGACGAAACCGAGACCAAAATGCCAACTGAGTCGGAAGAAATGCCCGATGACGAGGTGTTTGCTGTTCAGACTGTCAATGTGATGTCTGACGGTAGCATGCGCGTTATTCGTCAGAAGTCCTCTGATGCTCGCGCCAAATCGGTTGGCACACACAACCTGCTGTATGCTGAGCCCCAAGCTGACGAAATGACTGGCGAAGACGGTGTTACAACCGCCCGCAAGTCAATGAAGGGCAGCAAAATGGTTGAGCATGCTGAGTATGACCAAGGCGACATTTCTGGTGACGCCAATCTGGAAACTCTCCGCGAAGAAATCGGCGATGGCAAAAAAGCCAAGAGCAAGCAACTGACTCCCGGCGCCATGGATACCACCGATGAGCCCGGTCAAATCGTCGGTCCCGACGGTGCCTACGCTGAGTCATACAGGGGTGAGCCCAAGGCCAAATCCAAGCAGCTGACTCCTGCTGCTATGGACGACATTGACGACCCCAACCAAATCACCGGCCCCAGCGGTGTTTACGGAGAAGCCTCTCTCGAGAGCCTGCGCGAGAACATCGGAGATGGCAAGAAGTCAAATGCCAAGCAACTGACTCCTGGTGCTATGGATACCGTTAAGGATCCTAACCAAATCAGCAAGCGTTCCGGCGGTGTTTTCTCCGAAGAGCACAAGGAAGGCAAAAACCCCTACACCAAAACCGGTTTCGGTTCAACCTACGACGAAGGTGAAGGTGACGACGGCGTTGACGAAGGTGAAGAGGACTACAACGAACTTTCCGTTGACCATTGTGGAATGGAGTACGGTATGGGCTCAATGAGCCAAGCTCGTGGAATGGGCTTCCCTCAGCAAATGTACGATGAGCTGATGTCTCTGAAGAGCAAGTATGCTGAGCTGGAGCGTCGTCACTCCGAAGAGAAAATGCGTGCCCGTCGTGACCGCATGGCCAACTTCGTTGAGGCTCTGTACACCGAAGGTCGTCTGACCGATGGCATCATTCCTGAGCAAGAGCTGATCAGCTACTGTGAAGGTCTGGAGTTCGGTACTCTGGAGTTTAGCGAAGGTGAGACAGCCGCTACCAAGCTGCTGAACCTGCTGAGCAAGCTGCCTCCGATGGTTTCCTTCGGGGAAGTTGCCGGTGGCACCTTCCAGTATTCGGAGCAGGATTTGGACCCCCACGCTAAAGCACTGCGTATGGTGGAAGAGTCCGAAGGCAAAATGGATTATGTGGAAGCATTGAAGAAAACAATGTTCTCCTGAGGTAAATAATGGACCTTCTCAGCATGGTTTCAATGGCCACAAAGAGGAGGTCCGATTACTTCTCACAGGCCAAAACTCTAGCGAAAAAATACAAAGAGCAGCCGAATCTGGAAGAACGGATGCAGGCAGAGTCCCTTGGCTTGGTGAAGGGTCTCCGGGACAAACTCATGAAGTGGAACGAGTACGAGCGTACAATGCTCGACAAAACCCTTGTTTCTGCTCTTGCTGCTTGTATCCTGGGACTTAAAGACAACTCAACTGATCAGAAGTTGGAAAAATGTTGGCCGATTATTGTTGGCGACATGCTCCCACATCTTACAAAGTTCCTGGCAGAGACCAGAGAGTATATCGATTCCGGTGTACTTCGCCTCGGAGATCAGACGGTAGACTTCGCTGACTACAATCTGCTCGGTGCGGTACCCGGAGCAATGGATCTCTCCATTGACGAAATCGGCGGCATCAATCCCGAAGAGGAAGGTGTTCAAGAAGCTTCTCAAGGGCGAGCACAAGGGAAAAGTTGGCCTGGGTTGGCTGACCGAGTATCCAGGTATTTGGCTACACCGACTTTTGCTTTTTACAGCCTTGGCGAGTACATGGTTGCTCAGGACCAAGGATTTAAAGAAATGCGTAGAATAGCGCGAAGAGACAAGAAAACTTGCATTGACTGCAAGAACTACGGAGAAGAGGGTTGGGCTCCGATAGGAGAACTCCCGATGCCCGGAAAAGGTTGCCGTTGCTATGACCGTTGCCGGTGTGGTATTGAATACCGCTGAGGGTAAAAACTGATACCTGTAACTGAGTACCAAAACCAGTCTCAGAGTAAACCAAAAACATTGAAGTCCACTATTTAGGATAAAATTATGAGCACCAACGCCGCACCAATTTACGGAAAGCAATACATCCGTTACGCCGAAACATTCGAAGCTCCCTCTAACACCCAAGGTGGTGCTATCGGTACCGTTGAAATCGGCGAACTCCGCGCTGTTTCCTACTCCACATGGGCTGGCCCTAACACGGCTGCTGCCGGTGATGCTTTCACCGTGCCTCCCACCACAATCGTTGGTATCAACCAGGCTTATATGCCTTCGGCTCTGGCCCAACCCTACACCGCTCGTCAGCTGACTGTCGCCACTAGCGGCCTGCTGTTGGTTGAGCAGGATCCCGCTTCCGCTCCCCTCACTCTGAACGCCCAACTCCAGATCAACACACTGGGTCAAGCTTCCAGCACCGGCGTTGCTGTCACTCTGGACGGCACAACCCCGTTGATTCGCGAACTCGTGGACATCGGCGGTCGCAAGCTCGTGCTCGTTTCCTTCGCCTGATAATTGACTGGTGGCTGGGCATCTTCGGTGTAAGTCCCAGCCCTGGTTGCAACCATTTGAAGACATTTTAATTTCGGAGACTCCCTCCCATGATGAACCTCCAGCAAACCTATGCTGGTGTAGATCCGATTCTGACTACACTGGCACAAGGTTTCATGTTGCCGGCGACAAATATCGCCAACTTTATTGCCCCCGTTGTTGACACCCCTACTCGTGCTGGCCGCATTCTGCGCTTCGGCAAAGAGCAGTTCGCCATCAATGACTTCCGCCGCGCCTACGGCACCAACATTCCTTACGTTCAGAGCCGTTACGACTCTGAGCCTTATGCTCTCGAGCAGGAAGTTGTGGCTTGGGAACTTCCCGAAGAAGTCATCGAGAACGCTGGCGAAGGCCCCGCTCAGGTTGACCTGCGCGCAATCGAGACTCGCAATGCGATGTCCCGTTTGATGAACGCCTATGAGTACACCGTTTCTCAGGCTGTTACAGTTAACACCGCTGCTAGCTACAACCCTTACGAGCCTTCGGCTGGTGCTGGTACCCAGACCGGTCTTGGTTTCCAAAGCTGGACCACTTTCTCTGCTAGCTACACCACAGCTGCTGGTCCTTCTGCTTGGTCCTCGCTGACCTCCAACCCGATCGAAGACGTCCTGACTCTGAAGCGCTCCGTCGCTAACCAGATCGGTATCCGTCCTAACTCGATGGTTGTCGGTACAGCCGTGTTCGACCAACTGCTGACCAACCAAGCGATCCTTGAGCGTATCAAGTACACCACCGCTGACAGCATCGACACCGACATGCTGGCCCGTTACTTCGGTCTCGAGCGTGGTCTGCGCGTGGCTGAGGGTCGTTATCTGGCTACCAACGGCAGCCTGCAGCCCGTGTTCCCTGAGAACGGCATCCTGTTGTTCTACAGCCCCAACGGTCCTTCGGATTCCGTTATGCCTGCTGGTGGCGCTAATGCTGCTACTCCTGCTTTCGCTTACACTTACCAGCTCACCGGCACCCCTGCCGTTCGTCCTGAGTACTACATCCGTGAGCGTCGCGTTGTCCGCGCTGAGATCACCGTCGAGCGCGTTGTCAACCTGGTTGGCCTCGGTGCTACTGGTCTTATCGGTTCTGGCGCGATGATCACCGACATTCTGTCCTGATCGGACACTAAGGAGGTGTTATCATGGCTATCTTACGTCCAATCACAAAGGCGCAGTACGAAGTTTCCTTCACTGCGGTAGGTGGACCGACCCTCACATCGGTGTTCACCAAATTCAGCGG